GATAGGCTCATCAGGTCGACTTGTCGGGTGAAGGAATGGTGAGCTACCTGGAGCAACCACTGGACCTTGCGAACTTGGCATGTTACCTAGAAGTGTTCGCGCGGGACTCGGTGCTTGTGCTGCTGGTGCAGTAGGGGTAGATCCCATAGGTATAGCGTTTTGCGCAGCACGTTGCTCTGTTGCCTTGCCGTATTCCTGGTTCTTAGCTACAGTTACCGGCATTGATCCATTTAGATCAGTGCGGTTACCGTAAGCTTCTCCTACGCTACCTTGGCGTGAGCCGCCTTTACCTGTACGGGGCATTTACTACACTCCTTGTGGCATTGGCATACCTGCTGGCATACCTTCTGGTGCTCCTTGTGGTGGCATACCTGCTGGCATACCCTGTGGTGCTTGTCCACCACCCTGACCTAATTGGCCAAGAAGTTGCTGGAGTGGCGGTGGGCCTTGTGGTGGCTGTGCACCCTGAATTGGGTTCTCTGGTGAGACACCCATACCTGGCTGCATTTCAGCAGCAGACTGTTGACCTTGCTGCATTTGCTGAGCTTTGGCTTCTTGTTCTTTTTGCATTTCGTCATGTACCTGAGAAACTGCATCTTCAAGAGTAACATGTCGACCAGCCTTAGCCTTAATGATACGAGATAACGTATTAGGGTCGAGCTGGCCTTGAATAGCCTGTTGCTCTAGTCCCTGAAGCATAGCTTTGCGGAGTCCTTCGATCTCAACCTGGTCACGCTCACGGATAGGGTCTTCTATCATTGGCAGTGTTTCCATAGCGGTCTGAGTAGACATTACTCCCGTTCCGACAAGCTGACCAACCTGGACCACCATACCATTCGCATCAGAGCCAGGCATCGAGTACTTAACATACGAAAGGTTCGTTTCGAATGTTTCGTTTGGTGTGTAGTCTGGTCGCGCAATTTCCCCGTCCGATCCAAAAAAGAACATACTTGGCTTGTTTCCATAGTATGACTTCATAATAGCAACTGCGCGTGAGTTTTCCAACTCCATTGACGTTGCAAAGATCTCTTGGTATTCCTGAAGTGGCATGTCAACTGAAGCAGACATAACTGAAGCACCACGACGAGCAGTACGAATGTTAGAACCGGATTCTCCACCGAACTCAGCAGGGATACCGGCGGTAAGACGCTGTGCACGCTCAAGACGGTCAAGAGCCATCGGAGCGTCCTGTGTCTGCTGTGGGTGAACGATCTGGATCTGTCCCTTGTCTAGGATTCCTCGGATACCCATCTTTCCATCAGCTTCTTGGATAATGCGTGGGCTAGTAGGAGCATTAGCGGGAGATACAACCCATTCGTCTGGGAATACGTTGCGAAATACTGCAATAGTGTTTAGTGCGTCCAATTTAGCCTCACGCTGGTACATACCAAGCATTTGGTCAAACTGGCCCTGAAGACGGTCAAGTGTAATACGACCAGCAATAACAACAGGGCAAACTTCCGAACGGTTAGGCAGACGAGAAAGCAACTGGCTACTTGCTACGCCTTGTGCTGCTTCGTGGTACTGGCCCTTCTTGCGATCCTTACCAACAACAATGAGAACACTCTCAGCTGCGTCTAAGTATTCCAAGATAGTAAACATGTCAGAGTCACTAGCGTCACCCTTGTAAAGGACGCTCATTTGAGCAGGGTAGTTTGCCTTTAGCCAACCAAGAGGTCGGTGGTCAGAAAAGATACAGTCGCTTGGCTCCATTGAGTCTGGGTCAACCATTGGCGATGGGTAGGTAGAAAGTGGGTTACGTACGCGCCAGTGTGGTATTTCACGCTTGTCAGCAGGATCGAGCGATACAGGAGAAAGAGATACGGCACTCATACCATAAGCAGTTAAGTGACGGGCGCGGCGACGAACCTTTGTAGTCATACGGTTCATGTCCCACCAACCAAGGTTAGCTAGGCGACGGTCACGTGCTTTGTTGTCAGAAGTCTGGATACCAGGGCGAAGTGACGGGTAGTAGATGCTAGGCATTACAGAAGCCACGCGTGTAGCAAACTGGTCAATACCTTGGGCAATTAGGTTAGGAATAGCTGGTCGTTCAGACTCATCAAGTTCAGGAAGCGGAACCATAACATCACCGTTGTAGTGACGACGGATCTCGTCCATGCGGTTAAAGATCCCTGCTCGGTCTTTACGCCTCTCCTGATACATGGCGACAATCTGCCCACTAGCTTTGTCGTTATCGAAGGAGAGAGCCATTTATTACCTCATGTTAGATAGGGCTGTGTTTTTCACCCAGTTTGGTCGCCACGCTTTTACGGACTGAGTTTTAGGCGCGTAAAGGTTTGGGAGATTCCACTCGAAGAACCACTGAGCCATAACGCAGTCATCGGTACGCCCGTGAGGGTACCTGGTCACTTCGTCAATCAGTTTCATCGAGCGAACTTTTCCTTCACCCTTACCCATCAATCTTACACGACCAAATCGATAATGTTGGGAAATCGTCGTAACACCTAGCTCGGCATCAGCCTTATTACGGTTTGTGTTGTGTCCGATAATCTCCACACCACGGATCTGTCGCCACTTCTTTACAGCGTCATACTGCAACATAAATCGCTGAGCAGCGTTTTCTTCCACAATCCAGTATTGAATTGGAAACCCTAAACCTTCGCTCAAGTGCTGCCATTCTTCCATAATTCCAACGTATTTACCTTGGTTAAAGTCATAGTCCAAGAACTCTGGGGCTTCCATCTTTTGACGAACTAGGTCTAGCAAGAAGCGTTGTTCAGACTCAGGGTGATAGAGCCAACACTGGACGGACCAGTACATTGTCGGACTAGGGTCAGCCGTAGCAATTACAAAGCAATCCCTGGAACTAAGCCCTGGCGGGATCTCCCAACGGTCACGATCTTTATCTATACAGCCAATACTGTCGCCACCACCATAAACCCATTCCTTCTGGACAAGCACTTCGTCCATGGCAAGGTCTTCTTGTTGGTACACCACGGCAAAGCGTTCTCCGCGGTTAGACATAAGGTTTGATATATCACGCCATGAAAGTCGACGTGGATCAAGAAGGCACCCTATCGGGTAAGGTTCCGCTGATCTCTTGTGGAACTCAGCATCGCATTTCTCTTCGTAGTGGGCCTTGTAGATAAGGTGTTTATATTTTTTATCTCTTCGTAGTCCCGCAAGTTCTTCTTCAGAAAGTCCATCAATGGCATCAGCATCTTCATCGTCCTCTAGTGGTTGCATCATGTCTAGGCTGAAACGATACAGATCGTCAGGTGCTAAACGTTGTCCGAGTAACACTAGCATACCGGAAGGCTCAAGTCGAGATTCTGCTACGTCTTGCCACCAGTCTTCCATAGCTTCACGTTGTTCTGCACTACGAACCTTACGAGGGTCTACGAGGTCGTCCCAAAAGCAGCCATCAAAACGACCACCAATAAAACCAGAGTCCATACCGTAAGCACTTAGTGTTGGCTCCTTTTCTGAGATAGCACCGTTCTCTTCTGGCTGCATAACAATAAACGCTTCGTTAGTCCAAAGTTCTTTATCCAGCGGCTTAAAGCGGCCAAAGTCAAGTGCCATAGTTGTTTCGGCATCAATAGCCAGTCCACGCGCACGTAGAGTGTCGTCAGCCACTTCAGGAATTACACGTTCTAGCGATCGACGCACACGCATCAAGTTTCGCTTGGCAAGGCTCATAGTCGCACTACCCGTCAGCAAACGAATAGATCTGTTGCGGCAAATGATCCAGCACGTTAAGTCGTGCAGCAACGTTGTCTTACCAGAACCAGGTGGCATGTTCATAACCACGTATTCTTTTTCTGGTGACTCTAGTAAGACAGATAGCGACGTTCCCGCCTCTTCCTGCCATGGTGTAGAAATACGACCAAAGTATCGCTGACGGAAATACCCAAAGTCATCTAATGCACGCTTAGCGTCATCATTTAATTGGTCATAGGACTTCGGACCTTCGAGCTTGGCTTCTACCTTTAGTTCACGGTAATCACGCGCCGATGAGTCCACGTCATCTTTAATACGTAGATTCTGAGCAGCCTTCTCAACACGATACGCAGTTGCCTCTGAGAACTTAGCCTTTTGTGCAGACTGGGCAATAGAAAACCCTGCGCTACGCGCCTCAAAGTATTTTTTACGTTGTGTTGCTGATACAGCCATTTAATCCATCGCGGCTTGAAGAAGACCCTGGATCCGGTACGAAGCAGCATTAGCATCAGTTATTGCAAACACCGCGTTGCCACCGTCCTTAAAGTCTTTTACACCAATGACAAGT